CCTGACCCTGTAGGATACTATCAACAACACAAACGACATGACCGCTTCCACCCGCTCCCGTGCCATCGCTTCCCTGCTCGCTATGTTCGAAGCACATAATGGCAGCATCCCCCAGTGGTTGATCGAACTGCACCATCGCTCCGACGATGAGACCCTGATCTCCCGCCTTGCCAACTGGCGTACCAACTACCCTGCCCTGTATGCTGCCCACGGTCTCTATGTGATGTGACACTGGGGCTAGTGTCCACTGGCCGCGGCAACCCGACTCCTGACCCTGTAGACTAACAGCATGAACAAAACCAAACTCGACATGTCCGCCATCATGGCAGACTACACAAAACAGGTCATCCGAGAGGAGCAGCGCCGTCAAGCGATCCGCGATGGTCGCATCCCCGCTCCCCAGGGTCAATACGGTAGCTGGCACATCTCCGATCGCGATTGATCGCCAGACCCTGTAGGATACTCTCAACAGCAAACGACCTGATGACCCTCGCAGTCCAACCCACCGCCTGGCAATCCTTCGATGAGTGGGGATGCCTCTGGGCGACCGACATGCGCCACGCCTTCCGACTTGCCAAGGCATGGGGTGAGGAGTGCATGATCTGGCAGGTGCCCACCAACGGCGAACCGATCCGCTGGTGTCGCTCCGATGCCAACACCGACGCCATCGCTTCGTTCTGATGAAAGCACTGACCCGCTCTCGCTCTGCAGACTTCCATCGGCAAACCATGCTTAAGATCATCGCCATCGCTGGGTTGACCTTCCTACTATGGGAACCGATCAAACCCGTTAGGGTTGTGACAGCAGACGTACTGTACACTGCAGGCGACCTGATCCGCCGCTGACCCTGTAGACTAACCACATCAACACAAACGACATGACCGCAACCGCAACCCGCTACGATCTGACCAGCGTCACCAACCACTACGAGCAGACCCTAGCCCCTCTCCATGAACAGTACACAAATACTGTTAACCAAGGTGGGCAAATGCGTGGCACTGTAGGCAAACTCTATGAGGACATTGCACAGGGCATTGTGTATGCTGTAGACCCTACACTTGTGGTCAAGCATAATGACTACATCATGATCGAATCGCGTGGCGGTAGCTATCACAAGAAGGTGCAGGTTGACCTCCATGTGTATAAGGAAGGCGAACTGCTATGTGTTATCGAGTGCAAGACTTATCTCGACTCATCTATGCTTGACCGTGCATGTAGCGAGTTTGAGAAGATCCGCCGTGTGTACCCTGGTGTACCCTGTGCCGTGTTCTCTGGGCAGTTCGATGTAGCAGAAGAGACCTACAATTGGTTTCAAGATGAGTGTGCATTTAGCACCTTCATTGTGAACACTACCACCAAGCGTGATAGCACTAATCCTATCTTCAAATCTTGCGATCCTTTGAATCAACAAACCATGCAAGAGTTTGCAGAGTGGATTCAACTTTGCATCGATAATCACTGATCACACAGTGTTAGCCAGGGGGCAGTGATTTGCCCCCTTTTTTGTATAGATAGGGCCGCCGAGCGAAAAAAGTACCTTCTTTCTAACCTACAAAGTGTTACCCAAGCAAGATAAATATTTCGAGGAATTCAAAAAAATTTCCCCAGAAAAAATAAGGCAAAATAGTTGAATTATGAAAGACTACGATAACTATCTGAATAAGCAAGCAGAAGTTCTCAATGAGTTTGACGATTTCTGCGAACAATTTGAAAAACGTGCTTCTGAAAATTTTAAGAACCCAGGAAAAGATGATGAAAGGTTTGAACTCCTCAAAGAACTCACAGAACGAGAGTCTGACAATTCAACAAGTGCTTGAGTATGCATTAGAGGAGATTGCTGTGCTTAAGCAAGAGATCGAGCGTCTAAAATCTCCTCAACTCATGTATAAGCGTCCTGGCTCTGATAAGCATGAAAAAATTACTGAATTTTTTGATGATGTAGAGATTCGTCTACAGAAGTTAGAGAAGTAATGGCAATACTTGTACCTGGCCCTGGTTTTACTCAATCTGGAGGAATGTGGAAGATTTTGCCACCTCCAGGAGGAAGTTTATTTGGTATTAGTCGTGCCAGTTTAAATCTGAATATCTATGAGAATATTTCCCCTGTTCCGATTACGGCGCAGGGTAATTTAATATGTCCTGGTGGTACTCCGATATCTCCCATACAGCCATCACCCGAGTTAATCACAGGTATCAGCATTGCACCAGGCACTGGGATGCCACGCACTGGTCCTGGTGTGTCCGTGTTATCGGGACCTGTGGGAAACATTCCAGAGATGAATCTACCAACTTATAATGAGCCTGCTGTGCAGTATTATAGTATTGGACCTATTGTACCTGGCAGTCCAACACTGGTATTACCTGTATCACTATCAGGTTACGTATCGGAGAAGTATTTTTGGGATGCAGAAGCAGGGTTTTCAGAATTATATGTCGGTCAGTTCACACCATCTACTAGGGATAATATACGAGGTGTATCGAGATCTGGTGGGGTAGGTACTGTAAAGACACCAGGGTTTAAGAGGGATCAGAAGGTTACTGTAGAGAAGAATATACCAGGGAGCGGAACTCTGCCCATCAGTAGCAATGAAGTAACACCAGCTACTGCATTAACGGTAGGATCTTCTGCTACCCAGCAGGCGGCGGCGAATAGTAGTTATATGTGGTCGATGAAGCCTTCGTTAATTGTAACGGAGCGTTTGTTCTTTGTAATTACGGTAACATCAACATGTCCTCCGTATACATGGTATTTCCAAGCGTATATGGACGTTGATTATAACTGGACTCCGCATACAAAACGTATCGAGTACCGCATAAATAAACAAAAGGCAGCATTGCCTGGAGAGGAGGCAAAGTTCTAATGGCAGCGGGCTCTGGAGTATCACGAGTAGGTGATTTTGAGAGTGGTCATGACTGTTGGCCACCTGTTCCTGTAATTACGGGATCGTTAAATGTAATGATCAATAAGATACAGGTAGCAAAGGTTGGTGATGTTACTGGTATTCATGTGTGTGGTACAAATCCCCCACATATTGATACAATTGTGAAGGGATCATTAACTGTATTTGTTAATAAGAAAAATGTTGCAAGAGTTGGCGACTTATTAACATTTGGTGCTGTAATGGCACAAGGATCACATTCCGTCTTGGCAGGCGGTTGATTTTGTGGTATAATAACTGAAGTTCGAAAGACAACTAATGGCAAAAGCAATGATGAAAGGCGGTGGTTACATCGAAGGAAAACCCAAGACGACTCGCCAAGGACGATCCAAGAACACCAACCTTGCTGCTACATCAAGGAATGGTCGTAAGAAACGTTATCGTGGACAAGGTAAGTAGTATTAGAAATTGGATTGCTAAATTGATTATGCCTAGGGAAGAACTAGGCAATCATTCTATTTGTCCATTTGCAGCAGCTAGCACTGTCGCAATCATAGAAACAACATTAGGCGGCGTCGCACCTCTTGATGGTGTCGATGTCGCCATTTTTATTGTTAATGAGTGTACACTAGAAGACCTCCAGAAGCGTTGTAAGGCACTCAACAATGTATATCCCAACTACATGTTTTTGGACGACCACAAAGACGATCCTAGCTACATTAATGGTGTTCAAACTAACAATGGTGAACACAACTTGATATTGGCACAAAAAAGAGATAAATTACTAAAGGCAAGGGAAAACTTGCATAAGACCGACTACTATAAGTATTGGTCGGAGGAGTTGTATAAAAATATTGTAGAGGGATAGGAACCCCTTAAAAAGTTCTGTTCAACCCCATAAAGGAGAAAACAGATGGCAAATTCCCCAGTGGATAAAAGTCAACAGTTCATTAATTCTGGTATGACTCTTATCACAGAAGTAGCATCAGATAAGTATCTGAAGAAAGCTACTTATGACATTCCTGATGATCGTTATTCAAGACCCTGCGGAGGCGCTCATGGTTTTGATGACTTTGTTGAGAGATGGCACGAATGACCCTATAAATAAAAATAAAATTGTGTTATTGTGCCCGAATTCGCTCCCTTTAAGGACTTAAAGGTAAATTTCAAGCCACATCCGATTACTGGCGATTTGCAAGTATCGAAGGATGATGCTGCTATTAAGCAAGCAATTGTAAATTTACTACTTACTGTTCCTGGGGAGCGCCCTTTTCAGCCACTGTTAGGATCGAGGTTGTCTAGATTATTATTCGAACCGTTAGACTATGGTATAGCGGCGATTATTGCTACTGAAATTAAAGATACTGTTCGTAAATACGAACCAAGGGTTAATGTTAAAGGTTTAGTGGTAGAACCTAACTTTGAAGAGAATGCTTTTGATGTGAATTTTGAATTTGAAATCCGTGGTCGTGAAGACAATGCACCACTACAAATTAACTTCCTTCTACAGAGAACCCAATGAAGTACGTACAGGTTAGTAATTTAGATTTTAACGAAATTAAAGCATCTCTCAAGGAATATTTGAGAGCGAAGACGGATTTCACTGACTTTGATTTTGAAGGATCTGTTTGGGCAAATTTATTAGACGTTCTTGCTTACAATACGTATTACACAGCATTCAACACCAATATGGTGACGAATGAGTTGTTTTTGGAGTCTGCTACATTAAGAGATAATGTAATCACTCTTGCAAAGCAACTAGGTTATAAACCAAAGTCAGTGGTTGCTCCAGAAGCAGCACTTAATTTTAAAGTTACATTTCCTGGTACAGCACCATCAAATATTATTCTGAAGAAGGGAACAGGATTTGTTACTACATTTGATGATAAGCTTTACAGATTTGTTGCTGTTGATGATATCAAAGTTCCAGTAGCAAATAACGAAGCATTCTTCACGAACGTTCCTCTTTATGAAGGTAATTTAATTACAAACACGTTTGTAGTGGACACTTCGCTGTCTAGTCAGAAGTTTCTTCTTTCAAACTCAAATGCAGATACTAGCACGATCAGAGTGAGAGTTTTTGAATCCGCAACATCATCATCCTTTGTTTATTACAATCAGATTGATACTATTATTGATATTGGTTCTCAAGACAATATCTTTTATGTTGATGAGACTCTAGATGAGCAGTATCAACTATTTTTTGGTGATAATGTTATTGGTAAAGCATTGGACGATGGTCAGGTAGTTGAGGTATCGTATCTAGTAACCAACGGTGAATCCACCAATGGTGCATCCCAGTTCACGTTTGCTGGCACTCTGCTGGACGAAAGCGATCAAGTCTACCCAGTTACCATCTCCAACGTTATCACCGTTTCTAGCGCCTCTGGAGGCGCTGCTATCGAGCCTATCGATAAGATTAAATTCAATGCACCAAAACAGTATTCCACACAGAACAGAGCTGTGACTGCTGCTGACTATGCTGCAATTGTTAGAAAGATTTATCCAGCAGTGTCAGACATTATTGTATATGGAGGAGAAGAAGAAAGATTCCCAGAATATGGTAAAGTAAAGATTATCATCAAACCAAATAGTGGATCTAGTCTTTCTACATACACAAAACAGCAAATTATTGAAGGTCTCAAAGATTATGCCGTTGCTTCAGTAACTCCAGACATTATTGATGCTTCGGTTGTTTACATTGAACTAACTACCAAAGTTTTCTACAACACACGAAAAACAACACAGTTTCCAGAAGAAATTCGTTCAAAAGTCATTAGTGCTGTCGATGAATACACACAGCTATCAGGAACAGAGAAGTTTAACGGCAAATTCCGTTATAGTAAGTATGTTGGTGTGATCGATGAGTCTGACATGTCAATTAACTCGAATACCACAACAATTAAATTAAGAAAAGATTTTTATCCATCTCTTAACTCAACTTTCTATTATGAGTTATGCTTTCAAAATTCTTTCAGAGATTCTTGCGACGGTCCCGTAATTCAAAGTACAGGATTTAAGGTTAGTGAATATCCCAACTATACAGTATATTTTGAAGATAGGAGCGGCAAAATTGTCCTATATAGACTGGACCCTGCAACTGGCAATAAGATTATCTTGAATGACAAATTAGGAACAGTTGATTATGTAGAGGGTGAGATTAAATTGTATGATGTAACTATCATTGGTGGTAGTTTCTTTGACAACAGAATTGAAGTCAGGGTTGAACCTGCTAGCAATGATGTTAATGCAGAAAGAAGTCTATATCTAGATGTAGACATTTCCAACAGTAAGTTCACGGTATATCCAGAGTAATTAGATGAATACACAGATCTCTTCGCTCATTGAAGATCAGCTGCCAGGGTTTATTGTATCTCAATACGAGAACTTCCAAAAAGTTCTTGAGTCTTACTACGAGCATTTAGAGTCTCCTGGTAATCCTCTGGACATTATTACAAATTTATCAACCTATCATGATATTGATTATTATGAGAAGAAGTTGCTGCAGGAGAGAACTACCCTAAAAACATCATTAAACACCACCGACACCACTATTATTGTTGAGGATGCATCTTCATTCCCTCAACGTAATGGTTATGTAAAGATTGACAATGAAATTTGTTTTTATAAAGAGAGAACCGAGACGGAGTTTCTGGAAGTTTCTAGAGGAGTTAGTGGCACAACACAACTCGGAGATCTATACACAAAGTCGAAATTTGTGTCATCAGCAGCAGTTTCACACAGCTCTGGTGTCAACGTTGACAATTTAAGTCATCTCTTCTTGTATGCAATTGTAAAATCTTTTGAGAAACAGTATCTAGAGTCATTTCCAGAACCATATCTGAAAGAGAATGTAGACAAGAGAACTTTAATTAAGAATATCTCAAATTTCTACAAGGTGAAGGGAACTGATAAGTCAATTAGATTTATCTTTAATACTATTGTTTCGAAGAGTGCTGATGATGTTCCAACGACATACAATCCTAAAGATCAAACTTTAAAGGCTTCTGTTTCTGATTGGGGATCGGCATATACAATTCAAGCAAAGGTTCTTGCTGGTGATCCCCAGTGGTTACTTGGACAAAAAATTATTCAGCAATCTGATAATAATTCGACTACAAATTATGCATCTGCCGTTGTAGAAAATTTATATGTTGTTGACTCTAGTAATGGTGAAGAACTTTTAAATTTGATTATCAGTCCAGAGTCTTTAAATTCAAACTTTGTTGTTCCACAAAAAACTGTTTTAACTAGATCTATATCTCCATCATTAACAACAGGAGATACCATTACTGTCGATTCAACATTCGGATGGACTACATCTAGTGGTGTGATTGTAATTAATGGTGAAGTTATTTTTTATGAAGGTAAAAATGCTAGGCAATTTACCATAAAGAAAAGAGGAACTATTACCAGAACTCATGGTGTTGGTGACGAAGTAACTAGTTACTCAACTGTGAAGTCAGTTACACCAGATGGTGTTGTTTCTTTATTGGTTTATGGAACATTGAGTGAATTAATCGTTGAAACTTCAACCCCATACGCACTGACTAATGACAGAGTTGAAGTTTCTAAACCAGGGTTCGAATCTTCAGATCCAATTTTGTATGATGAGTCTAGTAGATCATATAGATGGAAAGTAAATGTAAATGGTGCTTCTCCTTCAGTTCCTCTCAATCCATCTGTAGGACTGTCTCTACAAAAAACATTAGCTGATATTGGAGCAGTATATGAAGATGATGATTTATATTATATCGCATCTTCATCTTATCCATCAACTCAAATTTTAACAGGTTCTGTTACAGAAAGTCTTTCAGACCCAGAACTGCTAAAAATTATTCCAAAAACTACTACCACAACATCCGAAGTTTATAAGACATCAAGAAGAGATGTTGGAATTTTTGTTGATGGATCTATTGCTTTTGGTTACAAAGATGAAAATCTTATCGAGTACGGTCCCATTACTAATGTCATAATTACTAATAAAGGGTCTGGTTATCAAAAACCACCATTTGTTTTGATCAATGGCGAATCTGGTAAAGCAGGTGCAACATTGTCTGGCGATACTGTTTCGGCAATTTATAGTATTGATGATAGCAACTATACAGCACCTCCCCTTGTAGAAATTGTTAGTGGCAGAGATGCAATTCTCGAAGCTATTGTAACTTCTGGGGAGATTAGTAGCATTCGTATTGTTAATCCAGGAGAATACTATTCTTCACCACCTTCCATTGTTATTAGTGATTTTGCTGGTAAAGGTAGATTTGCTGAATATCGTGCAGAAATTTCTACACAAGGTCAGATTACAGATCTCATAAAAGTAGATGGTGGTAAATTCTACACTCAAGAAAATGTAAGGGTTACAGTTATTCCAGATGCAAATTCAAATAAAGCTACTGCTAGAGCAGAGATTCGGGAATGGGTTAGAAATAGACATTTTAATGCCAATTTAGATGATAATGGTGGTTTAGTTGTTCTTGGCATTAATAGAAACAAAAATTACTATGGAGTTATTTCAAACCCAAGAAGATTGAGATTGAGATTAAATGATAATATTGCTACCACTACTTTATTAGAAAAGTCTGGAACTAAAACTCATTCTCCTATTTTGGGATATGCGTATGACGGCAATCCCATTTATGGACCTTATGGTTATGAAAATCCACTGGATTCATCTTCTTCTATTGCGAGGATGCGTAGCGGATATTCATTAAAAGCATCTAGAGTTGATGGTCCAGTAGATGCACCATATCCTCTCGGCACATTTGTTGACGATTATCAGTGGACACCAACGATTGACACTGGAAAAACAAGACTTGATATTAATAATGGAAGATTTTGTGTGACACCAGAATTTCCAAATGGAGTTTATGCGTATTTTCTGACTGTAGATTCTACAGGTGTACCTGCATTTCCATATATTTTGGGAGAAAATTTTTATTCTCTTCCTGTAAGATCTAACTACCAATCTGATGTAACACAGCGATCAATACCAAGTAATGCAAAAAGATTGTTCATTCCAGGCACCCAGAAAAATGGACAGTCAGAAATTGCTATTATA